CCACTGAGCACCTTCAACCGTGACAAACTCTTTATCTTCAACGCCACGTTCGTAATTGTCCTGCCAGTATTCTTCAGCAGTTTTCAGGTTTTGGCGAATCTCGTTGAGAATCTGATCCTGTTTTTTGTCTTGTTTCTTGTCCATTAGCTCATCCATCCACTGCGTTTAAGCTGTGGTATCGGTTTTGGTTTGGCTGTTTCATGCATCTTGTTGATATTGAGAGCACCCTCACCAAATGCGTCCGAGCCATGCGAAGCCCAGTCATGCACAGGAGTAGCCTTGAATTGATCCAGTTTGTCGTTAAATTCACGACGATAGTTTTGTAGCGCTCTAATACCATGTTTGCACTTATCAGCATCAAACCAACAGTTTTTGAGCATTTGACGTGTAGCCTCAATACGATCTTCAACACCAAGCCTTGCACCCTTATCCATTCGATAACCAAGATTAGCCATCGTTTGTTCTCGACTTACACCGCTTGAAAGGTCGCGTGCTGCGATATCATGTGGTGCAAAATGCTTACTGTAGTTGTAACCAAATTGCTGCTTCTTCTCATCAAGAATCCTTGCATAGTGTGCAAGCGGTTCGTTATTTGCCTCGTAGTAATCAATCACGCGAACTTCTTTACCAAAAATCTGAAAGAACCAAATCGCTGTAGGATCTAAAATCCCTAAATCCCATGAAGTGTAAACGGGTAAATTAGGATCATGAGGAACCTTGCAAATACGGTTTTCACGTTTGATTTGCTCGAACTCAGATTTATAGATTGCTCCGTCTGCGATTTCTTTAGGCTTGCCAAGATAGATATGCTCATACTCGTCGTAATCGCTATCTCTCATCTGTTCTGCAAGCTTGATTAAATCTTCTGGGCAATTTTTATTATCTGTGTAGTTGATCTGCACCACGATTGTGTCATCACGATCTACTGTTACATAGTCAGCATAAACCGCATCACTTGGTAGTTTTGGATTCATTGACATGATGATCATGCAGTTAGGTGTGCGAACAACCGTCGGAATTAAGATTTTAAGAGAGTAACCACTTACCGTTTGAGCTTCCTCAATCCATGTGATTGTTGCACCCTCGAATGATTTGACTGAATCAACTGTATGGTTTTGCAAGCCTGAAAATGAAAACTCCGTGCCATTAATGCCACGAATCTCAGTATCTAGTATTTGATAGAAAGACTCTAAACCCAGCGAAACAATCCGATCTGACAGTAGCTTGTGAACTGATTGTTTGATTGATTTTTGAATCTCACGACAACAAAGAATACGATGTTTTCTCTGAGCACCCTCAATCAGCAGATAGTCTGCAATTTCCCATGACTTACCACCACCACGACCACCGTGATACACATAGAACAGCTTGTTGTTGGTTAAGTGTGTGTATAACGGCTTAAATTTACTTGGTACTCGCTTCTCCATCATCTTCGAATACCACCTTTAAACTCATATTGATTGGGTTGTTTGGGTCGCCTGAATGCTCAATTTTGTCTTTGAACGCCCCAACCGAAACATGCTTGCCAATCAGTTCAAGGTTCTTCACCTTGTCGGGCCACTTGATCTTTTTAAGCCAACCTTCGCCATCGGACAATTCAATGCTTTCTATATTGTTGATGTACTGTCGCCAAATCTTAGGCCATTCCTTCAATGGCTTCATATTTAGATTTTCATCCATGATGTCTAAGACATCCATCTGGTCAATCTCAACTAGACGCTTTAGAACGTAGTCAGCATCAATCTGGACTCGCTCTTTACGCTCTTGCAATGCCTCTTGGATAGCTTTTGCAATACTAGGTTTTGCTAGGTTTTCAGCGCCGATCTCATTAGCTGTCTTTTCGCTATAACCTGCACGAATCGCGGCTTGCGTTGCATTCAGGTCTATCAGATATTCTTCGACAAACCTTTGCTGTTTAGGCGTTAGGTTCGCCATATCTTTACTCCATCACATATTTAAGATCATCAGGCACAGGTAAAACCAAGCCAAACGTTTTAAGCACAAATGCTTCAATTAAATTTAGATACTCAGTGAACTGTGCTGTATTCATTCGAGTTGTAGAGGTCTCTCGAATAACACCGTTTGCAATCGCTTCAAATTGCTCAGATTCGCTTTGTTTTAATGCGGATATAGCTAAACACATGTCAGCGTAATCTTTGTCGTCACGCTTTAATATGCCGATCAGAAACTTCTTCTTAAACTCAAAGTGCAATTGATCTTCGTCATTACCTGTCTTTCTATGAATCTCATGAAGCCATTTCCAATAGAGCCTGTTTTGAGCTTTTGATCTGTCTCTAGTTTCTGGTCTAATCTCAACAACAAGTGGCTTCCCATCAAAATTAGCTTTGGTGTAGTTTGTATGCAGATAAGACATTGTTTTAGTAATGTCAGAGTGATCTTTGATTGTGAACACTGCTGTCTTCATGCTCACCTCAAAATATTTCGTTATTGTCTAAATTCAACATCCTTTCAGTCTTTTCTAGCATCTTGTCGAACCACTCAACCGACTCTGATCTCTTCATCTTTTGAAACTGGTCGAACTCTTGATGATGATTTCTACAAAGTGGAATTGTTTTAGAGTCACAGGCTTTCAATCCCATGCCTTTACCGTAACTTGATTGATTACTATGGGCAGCGTCCACTGGTGATCTACCGCATACCACACAAGGCAGCTTTCTAATCTCAGCCAGTCGTTTACGGTCTCGCATAGCGCTTGATATTGTGCTGAATGTTATTGATGTTCTTATCTATGTCGTGAATGCGTTGCTGACATGCTTGCTTGAACTGAAACGTTGAATTGAGGTGATTAAGACTTTGCAATTTTTCTTTGTCTTGATGCAATGGTTCAAGATTCTTCTTTGCTTCGACTAAATCCATACAGTCACCAATTACACCAAAATAAATAGACTGCAAATAACATCACAGCCAAATAAAACACCGTTTTGATTACGTTCTTAAACTGCTGACAATCTTCTTCAATTTGTTTGAGTTCTTCTTCGTCCATGGCTGAACCTTTCTTGTTATTAACTTAGATGAAGTGAACAACGAAAGGACTTGAACCTTTGCGAATGGTGTCTAAACAGTTAATCCAGACATACGACTGCTATCTCGTATTAGAAAGCCGCTCTTACCAACTGAGCTACGCCTATTCACTTCTCTAAATTAAAAAGCCCCACCGAAGCGGGGCATAAAGAGGAAACTTTGGTTTAGAACAAATCAATACGGGCCAATAGAATCGTATAGTACTGGCTCATAGCTTCAAATTGAGCTTTCAACAGCTTCCAATTCTTGTCATCAATAAAGGTTGGTTGCCCTTTGGTTAAAAATTCTCGCAACTTGCTTAGTCGATCACCTAGCTGCTCTTTTTCTTCAACAACGCGCTGCTCATGTGGTTGCAATTCTTTATTTGACATTCTTCTTCTCACTTTTCTATAGACAACAAAAAAGCCCACCTTTCGATGAGCTTTTAAATACTTAGTGAATTACTATAACTTCGTCCACTATAGCAGAATATACGTGTTTCTCATTTAAATGACAAGTCTTTTGTCATGCCCTGCTAAATACCAACGCCCTGCTGTAATCATGTTGTTTATTGAGCTTCGGCTTAATTTAAATTCGCTATCCATTTGATCTAGTGTTAAACCTCGCACTTGCTTTTGAATATACAGTTCTACAGCTACTTTTGCTGACTGACAGATAGAAATTGAACAGCGAATTTGTCGTAGTAGTTGTTGAACTTGCTCATACTCAAAATCAGTCATCTTGAGAATGATTGTTTTATTGTTTCGAGCTGGCTTTGTCGCGTTCTGCTGAACAAGCCAATAGATTTGATTAATGCCAAGATCATCAGGCTCATTACCACCACGCATACGATTGATTGATATGAACGCGCCATACTGACTAAGCCATTCATCCAAAGTGTATTTAGACCAATCCATAACTTTTGTGTTTACTGCCGCATTCATACCGTCACCTCAATCTTCTTTTAACTTTTCGTTTAAACACGCATTTATCATTTCTTTGTACATCTCTTTGCGCTTTCTATTTGTTTCTGGGTGAACATCACTCCCTTTGATACGATTCATATAACAATGAGCTGCATTAAGCATCCTTTGAGTTGGTTCTCTTGGAACCAAGACATACTCGCTATTGTCAGTAAGGCGATTAATATCGCCCTCTAAGCATTCAATATATGCAGCCAACTTTGAGTTATGCTCAGACGTACTGCATTGAAGTCTTTTAGTAGCTTGATACTTTGTTTTTAATCTAGCCAACTCATCACGCAAATTTTGATTAACCATATTCAATCGCTCAATCTCAACACACGATTTTTCCCATTGATCAAAATAATGCTCGTATAAATTAATACTCATCACCCACCTCTCAAC